CGCATGTGCAAACCAAGATTCGTGAACTCCAGGAGGCGCAGCAGAAAAAGTTTGAAATCACTTTCGATAAGGTTGCTCGTGACCTGCAGATGATCAGAGACGCTGCTGTTGAAGATGGGTCTTATGGCGCAGCCGTTACCGCAGAACTCGGCAGAGCAAAACTTGCGGGCCTGATGGTGGATAAGAAAGAGATCAAGCACGGACGTATCGATCAGATGGATAGGTCAGAGGTTGAGTCTAGGTTGCAGCAGTTGATTGAAAAGAATCAGCTTGCGCCTGCCCTAGCACAACGGGCACAAAGCGCACAACGCGCAGGCGTGGTGGTTGAGGGGGAGCTTGCGGATGAACCCATGGGCGATGAAGAGATTGAGGGGGATGAGGAGATTGAGGGTGAAGACGCGGTCGAGGGTGAAGAACCCCTCGATCTTGAGGATGAACTCGAAGATGAGGGGTTCCAGGACGATGATGATGAGTTCCAGGAAGGCCTAGATCAAGAATCCTGACGGATCAGAGCAAGCGGTGGGCGATAGCCCTTCCCTCTCCTCTTCAGCCTCGGTATCACCTTGGGCTTGCCAAGCCTTGGTACTGACCTGAAAGCAGCATGGCGATGAGCCGCACTGCAATACTTGGCTGATGGCTGGATGCTCATGAACTTCTCACCGCACCACGCACAAGTGAACTCACGCTCAACCTTGTGCTGGTGCATGGTGGATGAGTTGGTTCTCATCCCACCACGAGTCTCTTTGAAGTACGGCTCCGTTGATGTGAGCAGATCAGACATCGCTATTCAGCCTCCGTGGTCGGAAGCTGAGTCGTGGTCACGTCCTTGATCTCATCTTCATGGATGCATCTGGTGCGTAACAACTCAGATAGATACTGGAACATGCTCCAGTAGTTGCCGTAGTTCATTGGGGTTGGGACAACCAAGTCATCCCTGCCGTCCACAAAACGAATCCTAAGGTTTGTCATTGAATATCTCCGTACATGTCTTTGTCTGCAGCGAGTACCAACTCGCCAATGATTTGAATTAATTGGGGAACAACTGCGTTGCCTAAGGCTTTGATTCTGTCCACCCGATTGGGAACCCCATGAGCCATTCGACCCACTGCGGGTTCAGAGGTCCACTCTGTCCTTCCTGATGCGTAACCGAATCCGGCAAACTGTTGGTCGGTGTGCGACCCTTCGCCTTCAACGTCTCCGGCGATCTCCCGCCCTTGTAGTCCCGCGTCAGTGGCGTCGGCCATAGCGATTGTCTCTTCACCGCCGTCGCCAGACCATCGCCCGACTTCTTGCTTGCACCCTTCGCGTTGTAGTTGCCGTTCACCGTGGGTGTCGGCCACAACCATCGCTCCATGGTTTGAGGGTCTACCTGCTCCCTCAGATTCGACGGCCTTGATCGACCCTTGCGTTGACCCTGCTTCAGTTTGTCCAGAGCCTCTGGCGATCTCTGAGGCAGGTAGTCCATCGTGCTCGGTGTCGCCCACAGATTGTTTTCTGTACGCGATGATGAAGACCCTGTCTCTTCGGTGTCTCGCATCGACGGCACAAGCTGGTAGTACAAACGGCCTGACTTCGTAGCCTTCGTTCTCCAAGTCAAGTGACACATCGTCGAGTGCCATGCGAACGAACCCAGAAACATTTTCTCCAATGACCCATCTAGGCTTGGATTCACGGATGACTCGTAACATTTCCGGCCAGAGGTGACGGTCATCGTCTTTGCCTCGCTGCTTTCCTGCGACTGAAAATGGTTGGCAAGGGAATCCCCCGCAAACAACGTCAATTGATCCGGCGTATTTTTTTCCATCTAAATTCCTTACGTCACTATGCACAGGCACATCAGGCCAATGCTTGTTGAGAATGGCGGTGCCATACGGGTCACGCTCACAGAAGGCAACGGTTGTCATACCCGCCGCCTCCAATCCAAGCGAGAACCCACCGATACCAGAGAATAGGTCAAGGACTCTCATGAACCATCCCTCGTGATTGACTTACCAATGGTTTGAGGCAAACGAGTCCTACGCTCTATAGCCTGCTTGCCTGACAGAACAATTCGCTCCGCTTGGGAACGGCTCATACCCATCACTTTTACCTCATGCTTGACTACCTCAATGTAGCTAATGGTGTATTCAGTTGGGATGCCACGAGGGTCTTCGTAACATTCGCTGTAGCACATCGGACAGCACTTGCGAGTGCCCGACGCAAACGTTGGAATGGGCGCAAGCATGTGCTCTGCAGTCATCGTCCCGCACTCGGCACAAGGGAAGAAGATGTCTTCGGATGCGTCCGATTCGCAGGCAACAAATGAGTCCAACTCTTCAACCTCGTCATCGCAGCTAAAGCACATAGCCGTCTTGCCATAAAAAACCATGCTGCGCTCATGGTTGTACTCGCCGCAGCGGTCACAGGAAATCTTGCCGTCGATTGAACTCATGACTCCTCCCTGTTTTGCGAAATGAAACCAAGGCGAACCATGATTGACTCAGCCTCGTCGGTGTAACTGTTGAAACGTTCTTGAGATTCTTCGGTGTAGTACTCGTCACCGTTCTCATCCACCACAACGTCAAGCCCATCGCCATAGTCTTCGGCTAAGATCACCGCTAGATCAGACATGACTTCAACCCAAAGCTCATTGTTCATTGTTATCGTTCTCATCGCGCAGTCCTCCAATACTTGTACGCTTCAGCTTCGGGGATGATGTTCATCCACTTCCAATCCTTGGAATTATCAACAGGTTTGGTGTTAACGAAGTGCTCCCTGTATCGCTCTACGTTTTCTTTGGTCGGCTTGGCAGTCGAAGGCCATGAAGACACCTCATTTTTTGCAGGATCGTAAACAGTGATCTTGCGCTTGAGCAGTGAGCGAAGTTCCTTCAGCGCATGACGCTCGTTGATCAGGTCAGTGATCAGCCAATCCAACAGGCCAAGCGAAGTGCTGCCATCCTCACCATGGCGATTAATAGAATCCATGATGAAGTCTTTCATCAACTCTTCTTCTTCGTTGCGGTACTTGGCCAGCATGTATTCGCGTGCTTCGTGAGATGCAATCTTGATCGCTTTGTAAAAGTCTTCTTGTGATTGCTTCTTCAGTGGGAAGTAGTGGTTCGCTCCACCTTGGCCGTCGTTCTCGGCACAGAACATCCGCTTGTTACGAATGTATACCGTCGCCTTGAAGCAGATGGTCTCTTCTGAGAAGTGTTGGTTGGTTACCAAGCCTTTCAGTGATACGTCAGAGCGTTCGCCAAACGAGGCGAGGGTAGGGTCGATGTCCTTCGGGGCGAAGGGGTTGTTGTCTCGGTATGCCATTAGCAGTCTCCTTTTGTTTGCTTTAGCGTTATTAATAATAGTGCGTTGACGTTATTTTGCAAGAAAAACCAAGCGTATGTTAGAAAAATGTTTGTATTTGCGGGGATAGGGTGGGGGGAATCGCTCCCGCCCCCTCCCACAAGGGGTCTAGCGTTTGATTTGAGGGCTTTTCACGCCCACCCCCTACCTTCGGGGGGCTTGCGTCCCTGCGGCCTTGTACGGGCGCGTGCGTGCGCCTGAGGGCTTGCGGCCTTTTTCGTTTTTTATGATGCAGGTCCGAGTGTGCTTGCGGCTTGCGGGTTGATGCGATCCTTGCGACTTGCGGCCTTGTGCCAACTTATGGGCGCGCTGGTGGTCTGGGTGCAAAAGTTGGCGCTTGCGGCTTGCGCCTTTGATCGATCCGCGGATCGCGGAGAAAAGCCTGCGGCTTGCGGCTTGCGGCCTTGATAGAATATGCATGCTCGAGGCGGGCCCGAGGGCCCAGGGGGATTACTCCCCCTCCTCCGTCTCGATGTCCGTGTATGTGTAGACTTCGTGGTCTAGGCAGTCGCCATACTCGACGCCAGGTATCGGCTCGTCGGTATTGAAATCTACCGGCTTGGTTGGTTCGCAAAGATTGGCGTCGTATATTTTGTCGTATGCCTCCTCTTTGCTACCGGCTTTCACTTCGTAAATGTGACACTGTTTGATGTCTACTGTGACGTAGTAGGTTTTCAAACTATCTCCTCCTGCCAGCAGTCGAGCAGCTCCTTGATCGATGACTCGACCTCGTCGCGCTGCTCCTCGTCGAAGTAATACTTGCCGTTGCGCGCTAGGAAAGCTTTCATCACGGGCAGATTCCAAAATTGTTCTGATTCTTTTTTGTTCATCTTCCGAGGGTTTTCTGCGTCAGAAAAAGAGAACGATAGTTTGACGATGTCGCTTAATTTTTCGCGCTCGTATTCATCATCCATATCGAACATCGGTTTAACTAGGCCGTATATAAATTCTTCTTCTGATTGCGTCACATCAAGAGCAAAAAACCCATCGCACATCTCCTGCATGAAGCTTTCGTAAGTAATGATTACTTCCGCGTGTATGTAGTGTTTCCAGCATATAGCCATGGTCGCGTCCCCTTATGCTGCGGTGAATGTTGGAATGATGTTTGCGTCTACCACGAACCCGCTGGTGTCATTCTTGGCCGGACCTTTTGCCTTCAGCCCTATGATTACCTTGCCCGCGTGGACGTTGGTCAAATCTGATTGGTCGCCATCGATAACGTCGCGGCCTAGGAATGAGTCAGGCATGGCGCCTTTGAATACAACCGCGATTGGGTTGTCGTGACACGTCGCCATCAAGACTTGCTTGCGATACTGGTGACGTGCGCTATATGAAAACATCAGGTCATAGTTGGCCGGTGTTTTGCCGAGTCGCTTGGCGCGCTTCGTGTAGTCGTAAAAGTATAGCGTCGGGAAATCCTGCGGTATGTTGTGCTCTTCCCATGCGATGTCGGACAGCACGTTAAGACGCACGACGCCTTGCACGTCTTGCTTGGCGCAAAGCTTTGCGAAGTTTGATAGTTCGCGGCGCAGTTGAGATAGGAATGCTTCACGGTCTGCGTGCCAGTAATCGGTGCGCGCTTGCCGCGCTTGGTTCACGCTGCGGTAAACCGCTGCTAGTCCGGCATCCTTCAGGCATAAATCCATACAACCCGCGGCCTTGCTGCCCGCGCACAATATGCTGTCGGGCATCATAGACAATTGAGCCATGCGTACCTTGCCGCCAAATGGCAGACCTTTCTTGCCGGTCTTCGCGACCTTCGTGTTACCGCTAACCTTGGCGGTGTCGAGTAATTTCTTAACCATCTTTTATCCTTTTGTTTACGGGCATATTGCTATGCCGTTGTCCCGATTATAGCGCTAAATGCCAGGAAATTGTGACAAAAATTTTCGCTTTTTTTCTGGGTTGGTTGCGGCCATGGCGGGTTAAGTCAGACCAGGGCGGGCCCGTCTTGCGGCCCGCGCCGCTTGCGGCCTCTTGGCATTTATATATATTTTGTTGCGGCCTGCGGCCTCGAGTGCCTGCGGCCTGCAGGG